CAAAAAAGAAAAACAATCACTACAACACCCTCTACCCATAAAACTTGGATGGTTTCATAGGTCTCCTTGACCCACTCAGTGAGTGCCTTGTACCCGACAGGCTTACGTGTCTTCTTACGTGCTGCCTTGTACGAAGGTTCTACAGTTTTTCGGAAGTTGCTGTGTCCTGACAGAGTGACCACGATGTCTTTAGCATCTAGGTCTTTAGCGAAGTCAGATACCGTGGCTGCAAAGGCTGCCTTGGCTTGCTTCAGGTCTGTCGAGAGTGACCACACATCATCACCCCAATCTGTCTCCTCTTCACAAGAGGCTGCACAGCGATAGAGGTACAAGTCACCATCAATGACTATTGTGGTGCGGGGGTAACAGTTCTTTAAGAACATCATCTATTTCTCCTTTGACCTCCATTCCGACATCCGTAATGCACCAACGGCTGCCCCATGAATCGACGTCTACTTTGGTTGTGATGAAGCCCTCTGATGCAGCGATTGCCACGTGCATTGCGCCCTTGCGGGAAAAGTCGGACTTAACTGTGAAAGGTGACCGCCACGCACGGTCTAGCACCACGTAGAGTGCCACAAGGTTTTCGATGTATTCGTCAACCTCAGTGCGTGTCAGCCCAAGTTGTTCCCACGGAATATTCTGCGGCGATGGGGATTTTAATTCCGAGAGCAACGCCTGACGCTTCCGCCATTCGTCGAGAGATATTACCGACATATTCAGCAACTTCCTTAGTTCTACAGGCGACTTGAATTTCATCGTGGACCCAGCCCACAATGTACGCATCGTCGCCATGTTGTTTCTTGATTTCGTCGTAGGTCATCATGACCCACTGCTTACTCACGATGCTGCCGCATGACTGAAGCAACTGTGAGAGACAGCGGTGTTCGGAACGTATCTTTAGTTTCCGTCCGTCAATCGCCTTGATGTACCCACGCTTGTACGCGGTCTTCAGGTTCTTCTTGAGTGTCGCAAACGCTGGAACCGCCTTGTCGTAGTTCGCTTTGAGTTCACGCCCTCGCTGTACACCACCACCTGCTATCTGACCGATGAGTGCATCGCCTCCACCATAGAGCGTGGCGTAAAGCCATGTCTTCGCCTGTGGGCGTGTCTCCAGACCTGTAGCGCGTTGGTTATAGGAGTGTATGTCACCCTCAAGTATCTGCTGTGCATACTCGCCCTTGTCATAAGGGTAGAGGTAAGAGGCGAGACAGCGCACTTCGATTCCTGAAAGGTCACTACCGCACAACCACCAACCCTCAGGCACAGTGAACAACTCACGGCACTCTTTGCCATACTCGGACCCTGTGCTAGGCACTTGGCCCAAATTTGGCGATTGATGAGCCGCGCGGCTCGATGTAGTCCCATTTGACACCAAGCGGTGACGTAGGCGACCATCAGCATCAACCTTCTTCATCCACGCACCCTTACCTTCAGCAAGCATTCCGATACGCTTCTGTAACAAGAAGAACTCGGCTAGTTCCTTGGCCTCAGGGTAGGGCAGTGCGGCTAGTATCTTTTCGTCAATCTTAGCCTGACCACTTTCTGTGAAACTCTTAGGCTTCCACTTGTACTTATCGACTAAGCACTTGTGGATGTGTTGCCTTGAGTTGGGGTTGAAGTAGATGGTCTTGGACTTAACGAACACCTCACCCGCAACGTAACCTTTGGTCTTGTTGTCACGCTTAGGCACGAAGTCCTCGTGTACTTCCCAAGGTGGAAACAAGTCCTTCAGTTTGTCTTCGATGGTGTGACGCTTTTGGGCTAGGTGCGCATATAAATCCGCTGCCTTCTTTTCGTCAAAAGTCCAACCGTTGCTACCAATCTCTTTGCAGATGACAGCCATGCGGTGTTCAAGCATCATTGACTGTTCCGAAGGTTCGGTACTCATGAAATGCTTGTAGAGAGTGTCGGTGACTTTGGTGTCCTGAATACAGTAAGAAAGCATCTCTTCGCTAAATGCTTCCCAACCACCATCATAGTCATCTTTGAAGTCGCTGAGACGGAGTCCCCATGCCTTTAGGCTATGGGAACCCCAAAGACGCTTCGGAAAGTCCGCTTGTGAAAAACCTCTTTCAGCGTCTTCATTGAACAACTCGTGCTTGATCAGCCTAGACATGACCAAGGTATCCGTCACCTTACCTGAAGGTACGAAGTCGGGATAAACAAGTTGTATTGCAGGGATGTCGAAGTCTAGGATGTTGTGTCCGATGATTTCTTCGGCTTGTACAAGAAGTTGTACGCCTTCAGGGATATTATCGGGACGGAAAGCCCTTACTTCGTCTGTGTCTGGGTTGCGAAGGACCAAGCAGTGAATGCGGTCCATCTTGTCCAGTAGTCCATTGGATTCTAGGTCAAAGACCCATCTCAACGGTTGTCGCCAGAACCACCAATGACCCCACGCTCTTTGCGGGAGTTCAGTTTCTCAATGTTCATGGCTGCGATTGAGTTTAGCGAGATGTCTAAGTCACGCGCAAGGCTTGCGACATACCACAGTACATCACCAAGTTCCGCACCGATGTCTGCACGTTGCTTGTCGCTCAACACAATCTTTCCATCGAAACGGATGTTGTCATCGCGGATCAACTTCTTGATCTTACCGCCTACCTCACCCGCCTCATTGGCAAGACCAAGGGCAGGGTAGATGACCTTCCACTTGTAGATTGCTGTAGCGGCTGTATCAGCCTGATAGTCATTCATTGTGTACATGTGATTAACCATAGTAATACCTCTCCTTAGGCGTAGTCATATTGACGTTTGCCAGTGCCAAAACTTGTGTGACGCCAGATAGTTTGCATCCGTCCAGTTGGACCCTTACGTTTACCTATGGCTTCGATGTGGCCACCCGCTTCGAGTGACTTGAATTTGCTTGTGACTGTGCCGTATGGCATGTGCTTCAGTTTTTTGCATATTTCCGACGCAATGATGCCTGAAGCCTTTGATAAAAATATGACGTTTAGAACCGCTTGGTCCGACTTTCTGATACGTGTTCTTGGTGTTTCTTTTTGTTCGTCTGCGAACTTCATTTCTGTCTGCTGCATGTTTTCTTTAGTCTCCGTTAGAAGGGCATGAAGTTATCTGCTGACATGAGACGCCCTTTGTCTCTGTCATACTGAAGTTGACCTGCGGGACCGACCTCACCTGTAAATCGGTTCTTCAAGACAACTAAGTTCCTAAGACCCGCTGTCGGGTCTTCAGCGTCCACCTCAAGGCCCACACAGGCGTCTGAGAGTTGGACCAGACCGTGTGAACCTCTGAACTGGTTCAAGGACACTCTATCGCCGTTCTCATGCCCTCTATCGCCACTTGGGCGGCGTAGGTGAGACACGAGGATTAGCGGAAGGTCTAGTTCAGAACACAGGACACGTAGTCTGTGGACGATTGAGTCTATGAGTGTCCGTTCATTGGACGTCTCAGCGGTCAATCCACTGACCAAGATACTAACGTGGTCTAAGAAGACTACGTCACACCCAAGACCGTGCTTCATGTAGCGAATACGGTTTTCAATGGTGTCCATGTCAGTGCTGCCAAAGTGGTCAAAGAGATAGATTGGGCTTTTAGACATTAGGTCATCAAACCCTGAGGTTATCTCTTCGTCTGTGGCTGCCTCATTATCTATGGTGATGTTCTTGTTGATGTGGATGCCTACAAGCCCCTGTGCGGTACGCTTAGTGCTTTCCTCCAACATCATCATCCCCACAGTAAAGCCGTCTTGGTGTATCCTGTAAGCCAACTCCCGAACTAAGGTTGACTTACCGACCCCAGACCCTGCCGCAATCGTCACAAGACCAGTGCGTATGCCTTTCAGCATTTCGTTCAGTTTGGGGTAGGGGTACTTGATAGGACTTTCAGCATCCTTGGCTGCCACCACGTCACGCATGTCTGCCATAGCCACAATGCCGTCTGGCCTGTACTGCTGCGCTTGGTGAATGGCTGTGATGATTGCACCTGCCTCACCTTTCATCAGACACTCATTAGCGTCCTTGTGGGGCAACACGGCAATCTTTGTTTTACCAAGAGGCAAGACTTCGGCACAGGCTTTGGCTGCCTCAATACCTGCTGTGTCTTGGTCAAACATGAGAATGATTTCCTCGAAGTTGCTGAGGTAATCTATCTCTTTCAGTAGATGCTTCTTGGCACTCTGTGCGCCGTGGGGAACGCTGCATGTAGCAAATTTATGCCCTTGGACTTGCGATATTGTCATGGCGTCTACTTCGCCTTCTGCCACTACCAGTTTCTTACCAGAAGACCACAAGTGCCAACCGAACAGACCCATCTGGTCCTTATCGCCAACTACGGAAAACTTCTTGTCTTTGGTGCGTACTTTCTGTGCCACGGCTTGGCCTTGGCGCGTCTTGTATGTCGCCAGATGCACAGGTTGACCATTCACCTCACCCACCATGTAGCCAAACTTGCGGCAGGTGGCTTCGGTCAGACCACGGCTCCGTAGTTCCACGTAGTCACCTTCGATTAGGTCACGCTTCACTTTGGTTTGAACTGTGGTCTCAAAACTATCGTCATCTGATGGTTTGTAAGTCTGGCATGAGAAACACCACATACTACCATCGCTGTACAGCGCGTTTGCATCCGAAGAGCCACAAGCCTCGCATGGCTCATGACTAACGAACTCCGCGTCTGTCTCGTTAATCTCTTTGTTCATTTCGCTGTCCTTGGGAAATAGAAAAAGGGGCGACCTAAGCCGCCCCTCGCTCACCTTTGTAGGCACTCTTCAATCCAGTCATCAGGGATGACCTTGTGTGCCCATAAGAAACCATGCTTCTCGCAGTAGTCCGCGTAGGTAGTCTTGCTACCTTTGTAGAGTTTGGACCGCGCATTGCTGAACACAAATCGAATGTCGATGTCTGTGTGCTGCTTCTTGATCAAGAGGTGCTTGGCACGGTCTTGGACCGCCCAAATGCCTTTCGACTCAAGATACCAAAATCCATCCTTCTTCGGCAGTTTGAAATCGGGGGTGTATCTCGCTTGCCGCGCTGGGATTTCATAGTGGATACGGTCAGTCTCATACAATACTTCAATCGAATGTGACTGAAGTTGCTCCGCTATGGTTTCTTCGAGGCCCGAACGGTAACCCGCCGCCAAGCCTCTGTAGAATGCTTTGTTCTTCTTTGGGAGGTTAGAAGTCAAAGTCATCCTTGGTCACGTCTGTCTTGAGGGTGTCAGACGTGGCCTCCATTGACGCATCTAGGACAAAAGAGCCTTCGATTTCGTCAAACCCTGTTTCATCCCCACCGAACCCAACGACCTCGACCACCTGTATCTTGTCGAGCATAAGCCCAACACCAGATGTGCCTGTCACTGTGTAGAGGTTGAGGATGCCGCCCCCGCGCAACTGACTGCCGCCACCAATGTTCGGTAGTGCGCTGGGTGCGATTACTTGACCCTTGGTGTCGTAGAACTTTGGTTGGTACTTTGACTGAACCTTGAAGGAAACCTCACCAGTCTCTTCGTCTACGCTGTAGGGCATACGAAGGTTCTTCTTAGATGCACCAAACTCTTCCGCTGCTGCTTCTTTGATCTTGGCGACCAAAGGCTTTGCGTCTTCTTGTGACATCACAAGTTCCGTTTTGTACTTCGGGTTGTCCGTGTTGAAAGCAGTGTCTGGTTTGTTCAGGTGCGGGTATTTCGCGCGGCCTACGTTAGTCAAGAATTGTATCTTTTTTGCCATTCTTTAGTCGTTCCTTTGTGCTGATAGAAAAAGGGGTGACCCGAAGGCCACCCCAGAGGACAGGAAAAGAGTTTGAAAGTCAGCGGCAAATAGGGAGGAGAAAACCGCTGTCCTTCGATAGGGGGGCAGAAGTCAACTGAAGCAAAATTGACTCAATCTGATGGACTGTAAGTCCAGTGTCCCTTTCTCTGGAATATTCCTGTCGAACTCATGTGCAGGGTTAGACAACTGTTGCCGAACCTCGTTTTCAAACCGTTCAAACACACACTCACCATTGTACATGTCGATGAATGTTTCTCGCACAGTATCGAACAAGTCCCACACGTCACCACTCACAGAAAAACTGTCATGAATCATAAAGAAGTCCTCGGCAGTCCCTTCCTCCAACATTCTGACTATGCATAGGTGCATATGCCCTGAGTCACACCCATGAATCATGTTGGGGGCTATGCCGTTTGTGGCCTTCTTTACGTCACTCTGGTCTATCTCTTCGCGTAGTGACATCTTAGTGCGCCCACGTTGCTTGATTGCTCTGTCGTACAGGAATATCTGAATCTCCTTGCGCTTCGTCTTCCTGTAGTCTTGGACAATCGGAAAGCCACTTGGTGACGTCCATCGTATCGGCTTGTTCTCACGTGCTAGAGCCTCGGTCACGTGCTGAAGGTACTCCATTGCTTCAGACACCTTGGGCAGAGTGTCCTGAATGGCGTCATAGCATACCTGAGCCATGAACCTTGCGGCATCGAACTGTTCCTCTTCGGTAGTCCCTAGGGGATGCTTGTCGATTTCCTTGTAGGCAACTTTACGCTGCAAAGGCTGCATGAAGTCCTCCACAAACTGTGCGGACATTCCGACAGGCTTGGAACTGTAACCGAAGGTCATCACTGACCTCTTCAGAACGCTTCGAGTGACCCCATAGTCCAACCAAGTCTTCGCAAGTTCACCCACCGTCTTGCTGTTGTCGCGTCTGACGTTAAAGGGTGTGTCGTCATCAAGTTTACCTTCGAGAACCTTGACCACTCGCTCTGCATTGGTGCGGTAGATGTCAGCCATTTCTTCGCTAGGGACGAGGTTGACCAAAGCACCTTCGCGTTTGCTTCGGTTGATGCCGCTGTAATGCTGCACACCACTGTTTGTTC